AAATAATGCATAATGTAAAAGATATGATACAATAGTTGTTGATTTACCAGACTGTCTAGGTAGTTTACATATTGTAAATCTGTTTTTATGCATAGTACCAATCATTTCTTTTTGAAAGTTGTACATCTTAAATGGTACAAGGCCTTCATCAAGTGATACTATCTGTACATAATTCTGAATAAAATATAAAGGGTCTTTTTCACATTTAAGATATTCTTCTAATTGTTCCTTTGTAAATTCAACAGGAACATTTATCTTCTTCAAATTCGGATTTCCGAGGTAATTGTCAGACATATATACCTTCTATGTGTGTGTAACCTAATTGTATGGCAGTTGTAACTCTACGACTACCTCTATAAACTTTTAATAATCCTTTTTTATACTCTTGACCTAATGCACCTATTGTTCCTTCATTTGTGCATTTGTGGACTTCTATTGGATTTATCATTTCTTCTCCGTTTATAAGTTCTTCAAGAATTAATCCGTGTTTAACATAAGTTAAATCACTAATCTTGAATATCTCCGTCTGTGGATGAAATGATTTTGCTTTTAGTATTTTCATCTTTGTTCAACATTTTTTGTAGTTCAGCAGTAGAACCAACAAAAAGAGCATTTTGTATTTTGGTGTCTGCCGTCTTTGGCAGTTCTTTTAAATCTTTTAGTTTCTTTTGTAAGTCTTGAAGTTTATCAACAGTATCACCAACACTTTTAATTAATTGGCCTGCCACTTCGTAAGCTCTTGGGTGTTCACCTTCTTTTGCAACAGACAATATACCATCAATAGCCTCTTGCCCTTTTTGAATTAAATCGTAATAGGCCTCACGACTATAGTTGTAATCTTTGTCTACATCAGGTTTTGATTTGTCTTTATCACGAACAACAGGAGGTTTAAATTCTTTTTTCTCCTCTACTTCTGATAAACCTAATATTTTATTTAATGTATCATCACTCATAACAATATATATAACTCAATTATTCATCTGTATCTGTTTCTGGATTATAGTTTTTACTATCCGTGTAAAAGTTAATTGATGTTGTAAATCCAAAATCATCATCAGCGTCAGCACTTGTAGGATTGGGGGTTGTTGTAATTCTTTCTTCTCTTGCTTTATTAGTTGTGTCAGTATCTGAATATAAATCAATATTAACTTCTTTAATTGTTTTGGTTGTAGTTGCTGGTCCAAATAGATATGTTTTTGCTGTAAAATTCATTGTATATACAACAGCTCTTCTTGATGTAAATGCACCATCATAAGTATCTTCATAATTTATAGTATTTAATATAATTGGCACATCTCTTTTAATATCTAATTCAGGTATTGCATTTACAGTTACAGTATAATCAGGTTGAAAAAAAGGTAAAATTTGTTCTGTTATTTGAAGACCGGCTTCAGCAGTTGCTGTAAAAGAATATAAATTAAAACTAATATTATAAGGTACAGGCGTGTAATTATAATTCATTACTTTACCATCTATATCTGCCTTTACTGATTTATATTTTTGAACTCTTGTTAATTTTCTTGAAGCATCATAAGAAAGACCTGCAATTTCAAATCCCATTCTAGGCAAGGTCAAAGCAAACTCTCTTTCATTAATATCAGGTTGTTGTTCTAATCTAACTAAGAATTTTTCTTTAGGTGCATATGATAATGGTACCTTAATAGATTGTACAACAGCACCTGTAGAATCTTTTCTTTTAACAGTTATATTATTAAAGATAGTACCAAAAGCAATGGTCATCTTTCTTAAAGTCTGATTGTAAAAATAATCACCTAACATTAGTTGAATTCATCTACCTCGCCAAATGGGTTTCTTTCTGTAAAGTCTAGTATATCATCTAATACACTTGATGTGTCAAATCCTGCTTCATTATCTAAATCTATATTATCTGCATATAGAGATTGTGTTTGTATTGCATATGTTTCTAATAAGAAATAATTATTTTCTCCACCTGCACTATCATTTTCTAATAATAAAGAACCTGTTTCAGCTTCAAGTGTCATTTGATGTGCTAATTGGTCAAGTGAGTATTGGTCTTCAGCACCATCCATACTATCAATGCCTGTATCAATTCTTTCTGAACTGTATTCCCAGCGTGTAACTCTTAGTTTGTAAACAGGTAGTTGGCCTAATTGAAAGAATGGTTCTTGGTCTTCAACAAATTGAATTTCAAAGAAGCTATTCATTAAAGGCATATAAATGATATCGCCTTCGTTTGGTCTACCTTCAGCAACAAGTGTTACATTATCATCTACATAATTATCAAAGGTTCTTTTTGCAACCATAAAGGTTGTATCTTCTCTAATTTCTAAACCAAATTTACTTATTAATTCTTGTTCACCAGCAAAACCTTCAGTTGTCTCCATATACATTTCAATGAGATGAGCTGTATCAAATTTACTTGCAACATCTTCGCCTAAGATTAGGTCTTTATTGACTATTGTTCTTGGTAGGTAGTAGACATCATGTCCGTAGATTTTAAGACCTTCTACAATTAAATCTTCGTAAAGTCTTTTCTCTTGTTCTCCACCAATGCCGTTTCCACTCTGAAAGTAATGATTAACTGGCATGGCATTATCCTATGAGCATTGCTGGGTTTAATTCGTATGAATCTCTAATTTCTTTTTCTAATTTTTCAACATCTGTTAATGCTTCTTGAAATATTTGGCCACCATTTAATGATACTCCACCAATCATAGTAACACCATTAAATTTAGATAAGTTAGCGCCCCATTGTTTTTTAAATAATGCTGTTACATATCTTTTTAGATAAATGTCATTGTAAATATCTGTATAAGATTCTGGGTCTAATTTACGATAACATTCAATTACAATATATTCATCAGCAGCTAAATCGTTTGTCCAATCCATGTCAATGTATAATCTATTGTCGTGTTGATTAAAACGAATTGGTTTTTCACCTACTAGTATATGGTCTAAGAAATCTAAGTGTCTTAATACAACATCATAGTTAATTACAGATGTTGAAGAAAAGTCATACAAGTCATTTAGTCTTAATTGATATCTTACATCAAATAAGTTTAAGTTACCTTTATCTGAAAAAGGAAAAATATTGATTACAGATACGATAGAACTTGGAACGGCCAAATAATTATTATCTTCATACCATGTTGTTGTATTACTTGATGGTGTATCTGTTGCTGTTTCAGTACTAGCATTTAATGTTGACAACCTTGTCTTATCAGCAGAAGTTAATTTATATTTTAAGTATGTTCTACGAATACCATCATAGTGATATTGTGCAAAAAACTGTAATGCCTCATCAAGTCTATCTTCAAGTTGGTCATCATCAACATTGATTTCTATGACAGGCTTACCTAGTGTTCTAAGTGCATACTGTTTTAATGTTTCTCTTGTATTTGGATTGGCCATAATTCTTCTCTTTTACTATATTTATAAGATAATAATTTGTTATTATCTCTTTTCTAAAAACAATTTTTCTATAAACCATGCAGGAGGGTCTAATTCCCACCATTTATGACCATGTCTGTAATCTTTTGATATTGTATGATGATAATTGTGCCAACCCTCACCCCAACTAATTAGTGATGTAAGTGGACTATTAACAGCAGTACAATCTTTATTTGGTTTTGTTACAATATAACCGAAATATTTACTATGAGGTATTACTGCAAATGCACCGGCGGCCTGATAGATACAGGCTGCTGGAAAAGAAAATGCAAATACACCTAATAGAGGGTCAATTGCATATAATATACCAGCATAACCAAATAATAGCTTCCAATAATGTCTTGTTATAAACATATAATCTTTATCTTTTATAATATCACTCACCATTCTTTTTGGAATAACAACAGGTTCATATAATGTCAACCATGCTCTAATATAACCTATATTTTGTGGAGCTTCATTATCTTTTTCACTACCACTATACATATGATGATATCTATGCATTGCTGTCCAAGATAGTGGACTTCCAAAAGCAGAAATTACTGTTAAATATTTTAAAATTTTTTCTTTTATGGGTGTAGTTTTAAAACTTTTGTGGGACATAAATCTATGAATAGCAATATTTGAACTAAATATATTGACAAATGCCCAAGCAATAATACCATGTAAAATATATTCTGGAAAATAATAAGAACCCACAATTGCAATAATGGTATTGACTAACGCTAATAGTTGAACTAATCTTGCATGTTTCATTTCGTCCACCCCAATTTATTTATTATCCAAACAAATGGGTCAAACCAACAATGTTTTAATTGTGGTTCAATATGATGTTGTTTATGAAATGATTCTGAGAAAGCAACAGGGTACATATAGGGCACATCTCTAACCTTGCCTAGATGACACATAATTCCTGTAACTGTCATTACCCAAAAGGTTGTCATAGCTACTGCTGTTGCCCACATCAAAAATAAATCTAACGGCAGTACTAAAAAAAGAATGGCATTAAACATGTATACCAAACTTGTTTCATTCTTAGTTAAAAATAGTTGACATTTATTTCTTAACCTATCTCCACATAAAGATAAATCGTAATCTTGTTCGTGTGTTCTAAATATAATATATAACCATGAGCTATGCTTTGGACTGTGTGGGTCATCTATGGTATCTGCATATCTGTGATGGTTTCTGTGCCATGCACTATAAGATATTGGTGTGCCTATTAATGCAGTCATAGATATTACACTCAT